GATGGATATCCAGAGACACAGGAGGAGGCAGAGAATATCAAGGCACAAGTTAAAGGTCGCAGTCAATCTGTTGAGGATGCTGGAGAGATTGTCATCACATTCAGTGATACGAAGGACAAGGCTCCCATTGTACAGAGCTTGAATGGCAATGATCTTGACAAGAGATATGAGACAACTGAGAACAGTGTGCAACAGAATATCTTGGTTGCTCATTCAGTTGTTGCTCCATCATTGTTTGGAGTTGCTCCAGCTGGCTCATTCAATGCAGCTGAGACTGGAGATCTTTATGAGATATTTAAAAAGACTTATGTTGAGTCAAGGCAAAAGAGACTTGAGTGGATGATCAACTACATGGCAGAGCTTTCTGGCTTTGTTGGTAAGGTCAAGCTCAAGGATGTGGCTCCAATCGGAGCAGAGCAACCTGTTGCTGAGGCACCAGCAACAGCTGGAGATATACCATCAAATGAGACACAAGTGGATGTTGCTAAATCAGCTCTAAATGGAGCACAGATTGCATCATTGATTGATGTAGTTGCCAAGATAAAAGAAGGATTGTTAACATCAGAGAGTGCATTGAGCATTGTGCTTGCATCATTCCCAACAATTGATGAGGCACAAGCCAGGAGAATTGTGGGATTGCAACCATCAGGAGCTCAACAGATGTCATCATGCAAGCATCAGGAGTCATTCTCAGATGATGAGATTGGATACTTTGCTCAATATGGTACACCATCCCATGAGTTCAAAGTGCTTGCATCCTATCCTATTGTGTGGAATACACCATCAGAGGAAGTGTTCAGCAAGCAAGAGCAGATTTTTGCAACCATTGGAGAGATAAAAGTTGGCCTCAAAGATATTGACAAGAATGTTCTTTCCTTGATTCAGAAAGGTGAGGATGGAGTTGCAATATCACAGGCATTGAATACAACTGTTGAGGAGGTTGCCAAGAGTCTCAAGAGGCTCACTGACTGGGAACTTGTGAGCAAGATGGAAATAACTGAGACAGGATCAACATTGATTGAGGAGGTTGAGGTACCAGCTGAAAGATTCGAGGTTGTGTACACATACAGAGAGATCCCTGGCATTCCTCCAGTGATGACTCAATCAAGAGCTTTCTGTCAACGCTTGATTGGCTTGAATAGAAAGTACACAAGAGAGGAAATCAACACCATCTCAATGAGAGTGGACAGAGATGTCTGGAGATACAGAGGAGGATGGTATCACAATCCAGATACTGGAGCCAATACACCTTGGTGTCGTCATGAGTGGGTGCAACAATTAGTAATAAGACAAAGATGAGCACAATGAACTATTTATTATCAGTTGAGAATCTCAAGAAACTTGGATTGATTCACAACAATACAGATACAAAGCTCCTGGCAGTTGCCATCAAGAGGAGCCAAGACATGCATGTGCAACCAGCATTAGGAACACCATTGTATAAGGCCCTATTGAACAGAGTTGAGACATCAACCTGGACACAAGATTACTTGGATCTGATGAATGACTATGTTGTGCCATGCCTTGTGGCCTTTGTTGATTATAGATGTGCCTTGTTGCTCAATGAGAAGTTGACAAATAAAGCTGTTGGCCGAGTGCAAGATGAGAATCTCCAGCCAAATTCAGACAGTGAACAGGCAGCATTCAGAGATCAGCTGAGAAAGGATGCATTTTTTTACAAGGAGAGATTGATTGGATATCTGATGGATGATCAAGGAGTCAAATATCCTGAGTACATTGAAGGATGTGAGGACCTTACTTGCAATGAGAATGTCAAGAAAGATAGATCTGGATACAAACCAATCAACTGGCAGATATGAAAGATATCAGAATCAGCAAGAAAAACATTGAGAAATTAAAGAAATATCTGGAGAATGGAAAAAACATTAAACCAGCTCATGAGAGAGCTGGAAATAATAGCAACAGAGCACAGGCAAATAAATGAATTCTTTCAAGGAGATTTCCTTGATGCTGTGAGCAGAGATGCTGTGGAATATCCATTGATGGTTGTGACCTTGCAACCTGGCTCCATGTCATCAAGATCAGTCAATGTGAGTCTGATTATCACCATATGTGACAAGTATGATCTCCAGGAGTACAGGCAGATCAATGAGATACATTCAGATTGCTTGAGCATCTGCAATGACTTGAGATTGACATTCCAGCAAGATAGATGGACAGATTTCATGGATGTAAATGGAGATATCCAGACACAACCATTCATCAACAGAGGTCCTGATGTGACAGCTGGATGGACCATGGTTGTGAATGCAAGCATCTTTGATGATGGCAACTGGTGTGCAATACCATATGATCAGTATGACTTTGAGAATGGAGGAGCTCCAGCTGATAATTGTGGGGATCTGACAACAACATACCAGGTGTATGTGAATGGTGTACTTGAGAATACATTCACACAGTCAACAACAACCAATAATACAATTAATATCAACTTATAATGGCAACAACAACAATAAATGTGACAGCAATCAATGGGCTCTTTGCTCAGACAGCAAGCAGTACAGCCATAACAAATACAACAACAGAAACAACATTGATTGGATCTGGAGTGGGATCTCTGTCAATACCAGCTGATGGCTTTGAGGTTGGTGATTCATTCCATGCCAAGCTGATTGGACACATATCTTGCAACTCATCAGCAACAGTGAGACTGAGAATCAAAACAGGATCTGTTGTCTTGGCAGATACTGGAGTGATATCATTGGCAACATCAACCAACAAACACTGGGAAATCAATGTGTATTTCACCATCAGAGCCATTGGAGGAGCTGGTGTGGCATCCATTGCATCAGGAGGGATATTCTCATATGTTAAAAATGCTGGGACAGCCTTTGAAGGTAGCAACTTTTTGTTGATTAATAACACTGATTTTGATACCACAGTGAGCAACACATTGAATGTCACAGCTGAATGGGGCACAGCCAGTGCAAGTGATTCAATTTATTCTGATATATTTACACTTAATAAAACATATTGATGGCATTCAATTGGGATAAAATAACAAATGACACCAAGCAATTCATCAAGACACCATTGGCAGTGATCATGCTATTGGTATTGATGGCCCTTGGATGGAGCACAAGATTGCTCATAAAAGCAAAGGATGATGAGCTGCATAATCAGGAGTTGAGGATACAGGATTGTGATGATGAAAGGAAGGCAGACAAGAAATTGATGCAAGAAATTCTGTTTCAACAACAACTAAATGATAAACTCAAAAAAGATGGAAAGTAAAATTTTAATATTTGCAACATTGCTTGGTGCTGGTGGCTTGGTATTCACCATGATCCCAGAGGACAAATATAAAAAGAAGCCAAAGGACAAGATCACAATTGAATCAGAGAAATATCTTGAGGATCTCAAGCATGAGAATGAGGCCCTTGTTGATTCAATAAAAAAGAGTAAATTAGCAAAAAGAAAACGTAAATAATGCTAACAACAGCACAAGCCATCAAGAAATATGGCACACCAAACGAGACTGGAGCTGGTTATTTAGTGACCTTGACATTGCCATATTCAATGAGATTGGCATGGGATACTGATGAGACAGTCACCAGGATGAGATGTCACAAGCTGGTTGCTGCCAAGTTTGAAGCTGTATTCAAGGAATTGCTTGACACATACGGCTTGGCTCGCATCAAGGAGCTTGGGATTGATCTCTTTGGAGGGTGTTTCAATTTCAGAAAGATGAGAGGAGGATCTGCATGGAGCAAACATTCTTGGGGAATTGCCATTGATCTTGATCCAGCTCGCAATACATTGAAAGAAACAAGAGCAACAGCTCGCTTTGCAAGGCCAGAATATCAGCCAATGATTGACATTTTTTACAAGCATGGATTCATCAGCCTTGGAGTTGAGAGAAATTTCGACTGGATGCATTTTGAAATTAAAGCATAAGATATGAAAAAACCAGGTAGGCCAAAAAAGAACTTAAACATCAACATTGACACCAAGAAGGTTGATGTAAAAGTGACGCGAAAAGATGGCAAGACAGACATTAAAATTGACACACCAAAGGTTGATGTTGATATCCACAGAGAAAAGGGCAACAACAGCCTAAAAATAGATTCTGAGAAGGTTGATGTTGAGGTCACAAAAGGTGATGTCAAGGTTGATGTCAATGATCAGAGCAATCTACTTGGCAAGATAGTCAAGTGGATATTTAGAAAGAGGCTATAATTTAGCAGTTTATTCCATATATGTTTTGAGCCCTGGAGAAATCTGGGGCTTTTTTATTTAGAATGATTCTAAATTTCAATAAATTCTAAACAATTTGTTAAATATTATTTTCATATATGAAACAAAAAACATACTTTTGAGTATTAATTTAAAAAACAACAAATATGGAAGATTTATTATTTCAATGTTCAACATGTGATGGTCGGAGGATTCTTGACTATTCAAACAGCCCAGAGCCTTGGGTTGGTGAGTATGGTGCATGCTATGATTGTGATGGCAAAGGTTACAAATATCATGATGATGAAGTCAATCAGAGAATTGATGACATTGACTCCTTGATTGAGGGCATGATGACCAGGCTTGCTTATATGAGCAAGATGGCAATGGAGTGCAAGAGAGGAGGACTTGACAACCTGGTGAACAAGTACACCAACAGAATGGATACTTGTGCAAGAGGCCTTGCAAGATTGAAGGCGTACAGAACTAAATTGATTGCATTATGAGACAGTTCATTCCAAGAGACAAAGATCAGAGAGAGTTTGTGATCTGCCTGGTTGTTATGCCAGTGCTGATATTTTTAACAGCATTATTCGGAACATTATGAGCACTGCTGATTATGAATACTGGTGGCAAAAGTCTGGCAGATTCAACATGGATTTATTTAATAACTATTTAAGAGCAAAGAGAGATGCAGAATTTCAAAGTAACATACAAAGTCAAGGATGGCAAGTGGATCAAGTTGACCAGGATCATTCAAGCCAACAGCCCAGAGGATGCTGTCAAAAGAATGGACATGTGGCCTCCATTAATTATTAAAGTTGAGAGATATGGAAAATTTTAAACAATACAGAGTCTGGCTTGAGGATTCTGTTGAGCCAGAGGGTGGATTCTGGTGGCATTGCTACCTTGATAATAAAGGTTGTTTACAAGATTTTAACCATCCTGATGATGAGCCTGACACATTACAATGGTACATTGATCATGGATATAAAGTTGAGGAGGTATGAATATAAATGATATCATAAGAGAAAGATTTCCAAACGAAAGGACTCAAGATCTTGCTAATGAACTTGGATTGACTTATTCTCAAGTTGCCAACAGAGCTCATTCAATGGGCCTAAAAAAGTCAGAGGAGTTCAAACAATCTGACAAATCAGGGAGGCACAATCTCATTGAGGGAGGAAAGAAATCAAGATTCAAACCTGGACACACACCATTCAACAAAGGTATCAAGATGTCATCTGATGTCTATGACAAGGTAAAACATTCCATGTTCAAGAAAGGGCACAGGCCTCACAACTGGAAAGCTGATGGATCCATTGTTGAGAGAAATGATAAAACTGGCAGATTATATCTGTATTACAAGGTCAAAGATTCTCACTGGATATTGTATCACAACAAGATATGGATGGATCATCATGGGCCAATACCAGCAAAACACATAATTTCATTCAAGGATGGCAACACATTAAACTGTGATATTAGCAACCTGGAGATGTTGTCAATGGCTGAGAATGCCAGGAGAAACACAATCCACAGATTCCCTGATGATGTAAAAGAAGTAATTAGATTAAAAGCAAAACTCACTAAAAAAATTAAACAAAATGGCAAGAAATAAAATATCAGATTTAAGAGATCATCTCTTTGCAGCATTGGAAAGAATTGACAATGATGAACTAACAAATGAGGAGCTACAAAAAGAGCTACAGAAAGCTGAGGCAGTTGCTCAGATTGGAGCTGTGATCATCAACTCAGCAAAGGTTGAGGTTGATTTCATGAAAGCAACAGGAATGATTTCAACAGATTCAGCATTATTCAAAGATATCAAAGGTCCAAAAGAACTACAATGAAAAGAAAATTTCTCCTCAATCTGATTGATAAATATGATCTGGCCAATAACAACAGGCAAGAATCAGAGTGCTATAAACGTTACTATCTTTATTACTTGCTGAGCAGAACAGGGATGGGATGCTCATCCATTTCAAGGGCCTTTGGAAAGAATCATGCAACAGTGATATATGGCATCAAGCAACACAGGAAATGGTACAAGCTCAAGGATCAGAGATATATGGACACAATCAAGCAATTGATGGATGAGGTCCTGATGTTTGAAAATGACATGCAGTACATTCCAGTGAGCATTAAAAAGAAAGGTGTGAACTATGAACTGACTTTCACACTGGAATTGGACAAGGAAATGGCTGAATCATTTGAGGATTTAAAGACTCTAAATGAGATAGTTGCGAAGTTTATTGAAATCAATACTTTAAGTAAACTGTGAACTGTGAAACGGATTTCACACCTAATGAATGAGAAAATTGAAAGACTTAAAAAAACTATTTTTTTCTCCAGGTGTGAAATTTTCACACTAAGCCTCTGAAAGCCTTGTCAATACTGAAAAAGTGGTGTGAAATTAGGTGTGAAATTAGGTGTGAAATTTAGTGTGAATTTCACAGTAAACAATAAAAAAATTAAAAATGTACCGAGAATCAAAAAATTATTATATTTGCAACATGCTCTCACAAATTAATAAAGATATTTTTTGCCCTATCATTGAACAAAGAGTGAGAGCTTTGGGATATGGTGGGGCAATATTTTTTTATGTACCATGCTAATCCCATTATCACATGCCAAGAAACTGATTGACATTGGATATTCTCTGATTGTCTCTGATGACCAAAAAAGGCCAATCGGATCCTGGAAAGAATGTCAACAGAAAGCATTTACCAAAGATGAGTTTGAACAGAGATACTATTCTGACAAAGCCAATTATGTTGGCTTCCTAACTGGATACAATGAGATTGAGGTCATTGATGTGGATCTCAAAGTATTTGCAACTCTCAAAGAGCAGAATGATTTCTGGAATGAATTCCTCCAGTTACTCAAGGACAACATTGATGACTTTGATCTAAAGTTCACCATATACAAGACAATCAATCAAGGATATCATATTCTCTACAAAACAAAGAATGTTGAGGGCAATCAGAAAATTGCAAGACTCAAGGACCATTCAGAGGCTGTCATTGAATCAAGAGGTAAAGGAGGATATTGTGTTGTGTATACTAACAACATCACTGAGCTCACATACTTGGATGTCAAGCATATCTCAGACAAGGACAGAGAAATACTGTGGACCATCTGCAAGATGTACAACTGGACAGGTGATCAAGAGATTGTCACAAATGTATCTGAGCAATATGAGAG